CGTGATATCGGCACTTCTTCTCCTAAAGACCTAAACACAGGGAGACCTGTTGGTGATAAGTCTTTGCGGGGGGTTAACGTTACTCGTCAAATTAGCATTATCAACGGCCCTATGAAGCAGCTACAAATTGCTGCGGAGAAGGCTCGTATCGCTAGACGCTTTGGTTATGCTGAAGCTCGTAATAAGGTCTATGCTAAGGCAGGTTCTAAAGAGTTCTATGATGCTCGTGGTCGTAAGACTAAGATGCCTGTAGTCTCTGAAAAGGTTTATGCTGACTACGACCCTAATCAAATCGATAAGGGTATGGCTCAGATGATGAACCACGCTAACTCTGTTAAGTATGAGGTTGACCCTGAATTCTTTGACTTCACAGAACGCCTTATCTACTTTAACGATAAGCGCGGTGAAGCTGCTAAGTGGGATTCTGTTAACGAGATGAAGAAACTATTCATGTCTCGTGGCAATGATGGTCGTGGTGTTTTAGCTACAGCTAAGTACTATAGACAACGTAATCAATCTTTCTCTGTCGATGTGTCTGTTGACTTCCGTGGTCGTGTTTATCACCGTGGACTACTCACACCTACTAAGGGGGAGGCAGTTCGTCCGTTCTTAAACACTGCTAAACCAGTATCACTTAACCCTGATACTGTTGAAGAACTACAAACTCAGATTGGTGCTTTGATTGGCAATCCTTTAGATACCTTGACTGTTAAAGGTCGTTTGAATGCCTTTAAAGCTGAAGAAAAGAACCTTCTAGAAATCGGCGAACTGATGATGAGTACTACTCAACCAGATCGACGCATTAAAGAGTTCTTGTCTAACTCTCTTGTAGCTGCTACAGAGGATGTTGAAGTAGGTAAGCTTGCTCGTCTTGCTTTGGAGTACACTCGTATTCACAGGCATATGGAAGGTAACGTACCTATTAACAAAGCGCTTTACAACTCTGCTATGGTTAAGAGGCTTCGTCAATACCAGACTAAGATGATGATTGAAAATGACGCGAGTTCCTCTGGTGCTCAGATTATTTCTTTGTCTACTGGTGATAGGGCTTCTGCTGAGTTATCTAACGTTCTACAGACATCTAAGAAACAACGTCTATACGATGAAATCGCTAAACGTACTGTTAACGACCCAGAGTTCCTAGCTATCCCTGAACTTCAAGACCTAGACCTTGATTGGACTGACTTGATGAAGGCTGCTAAGAACCAGAATATGGTTGCTTTCTACGGTGCGGGAGATGCCACTAAGGCTGCTAACGTTGCTAACCAGTTTGCGAAAGCTCTGGCTAAGAAAGGCAAGATAGCGATTTCTACTAAAGAGGTTGATAAGTTTAAGTCTGCGATTGATGCTAAGATTAGCTTCGAAATGGACAGAAAGAATTGGACTCGTATTGATGAATTACGAGACTTAAAACGAAACATAGTATTATCTTCTAAGGAAGGTAGAACTATTACAGAATCACTGTACGACACTGCAAGAGCAGAGTTTAAAGACGGTGTAAAGAACTCTGAGGAGATGCATACATTTTTGATGAAGCTAACAGATGAGACCGGAGACCTTGTAGGTACTCGGTTATTTGAGAAAGTTTCTAAGATTATGTCTCGTCACCTTGAAGAAGAGGTTCCTGTGACTGGTAAGTTCATTAGGTTTTGGAAAGACATTGCTAAAGATTATGTAGCAGAGTCAGGTTCGGTAGACATCCCTTGGGTGACTTTCGATGGCAAAACTATGATGCAACGTTATCGAGTTAAAGAACAAGCAAGAGTAGACTTTACCGACCCTGTAACGGGCGAGAAGGTCTTCAACATTTACGAAGCACCCAGCAAGGATGGTAAGCTACTATCCCAACAATCGATTCAAGACGCGTCTATCGGTTTGGGTGTGAATGGCAATCATAGTAATGACGCTGTGATAGTCAGAAGATTTCACCAATGGGGACGTAGAAATAAAGTAGACACTGGAACTATCCACGATGCTTTCTTTACTAATCTTGGTGAGGCGATTAACGCTAAATCGGCCCTTCGGCAAATCTATGCAGATGCGCTACAACAAGGAACGATTAAACAGACCCTCAAAGCTATGAGGGACTCTGGTATGTCAAGGGCGACATATAATAAGTACTTACAAAGAGCAAGACAAGACGGACTAATCGACCCTAACAATAAGATTACTCCTAAAGAGTTGCTCGAACCATTCCGGGACGGAAACGACTGGTACGGAATCGGTCCATAGATATTTGTAATAGCTATGAGCCTAACTAAACTACACCGTGTCTGTGACACAAATTTACATATAAAAACCCTAGCTGTGCTAGAGAGGAAATAACATGACTGAAGATAATCAAGTAAACGAAGTAGCAACAGAAGAAGTTGTTGAAGAGCAACCTGTTGTAGAAGAAACTGTAGAAACAACTGAAGCCCCCAAGGATAGCGTCGAAGCCCTCGTTGAAGAACGTCTGGCAAAGATGAAAGCCAACATGGATCGTATGGCCTCTGAACGTGATGAAGCTCTCAAGATGAAAGCAGAAATGGAAGCCTCCGCAAAGGAAGCAACTCTGGCTCGTCTTAAAGAAGAGGGTAAAGTCCAAGAGGCTCTGGAAATGGAGCTTGCCGAAGCTAAAGCTAAACTAGAAGTCTTTGCGAAAGAGACAACACAGCTAAAGCGGGACGGTGTATTGAATGATGCACTCGCTGGCATGGAATTCCGTAACGACAAATCACGCGACATGGCTCGCCGTGAGATTGTTGACCAGTTGGTCCAAAACGAAGAGGGTGCATGGGTGCATTCCACAGGTTCAAACATTCGTGATTATGTAGAAGCTTATGCTAAATCCGAAGACAACTCATTCCTGTTCCGCGTTAAGTCTAACTCGGGCGCAGGTACAGGCAATCCAGCTGGAGCGCCTTCAACCGACACCACCAAGGCAATTGGTGATCTGTCAACTCAAGAAATTCTAGCTCTTGCCGCCAAAGGTAAACTAGGTAACTTTAACCTATAAGTAAACTATACTATTATAGCATTCTAAAGGAATTATAAAATGGCTATTTCTAACACAGACTTCCAGAACATTGCTCTGGCAATCTCCGCTTACTCTGACGAAGCTTACACAACTGCTAAGAAGCTTAACGGCACAGGCATCGTTGCTTCTGACCAGCGTATCGACCTCTCCGGCGAATCTTTCATCGGTCAATTCCGTTGGTACAAGCCCCTCTCCGCAACTGTAAACGTTGCTTCTTTGGCTTCCGCTACAGACGGCACATACACAGGTATGTCCACAGACGTTGCTGACTTCGTTAAGACTGTTCGTACTTTCGGTGCAGAGCAAGTTAACATGCAAGAAGTTGTTTCTAAGCAGGACGGTCTGGCTAAGATCGCTCGTGACTTCGCTGAAGTCCGCGCACAGGACGAGCATGACGCTCTCTTGGCAGTTCTTAAGGGTGTTGCTGCTCACGAAGTAAGCCTCGGCACAACTTCCGGCATGATCGACTTCGACACAGACGCAGATGCTTCTGGCGTTGGTTCTTTCGTTGACGTTAACGCTGCTGGCCTTCACGGTGCTGCTGCAACTGGCGCTTCTGACGCTCGTAAACTGTTCGACTCTTCTGCTATGGGCGCTGCTCGTGGTGAGCGTTTGTTCCGTTCCATCGGCGCTGCTTTCAAAGACCATGAGCCAGATTTCATGTACATGGTTACTTCTCCTGAAGTTATGGCTGAGATGCGTGCTGCTAACCTTGTTGACGAAACAACTGTCACAGAAGGCAACATCGAGTTCACAACAATCTTCGGCGGTAAGTTCCGTTTGATCATGACTCGTGCAAACCAAGGTAACGTCTCTGCTGAAGCTGAAGTTAACGCTCAGTCCACAAAGACAACTTTCATCATCAAGCCAGGTTCTGTAGCTTCTGCTGCTATGCCTGTTCCAACACCTGTTGAAGTAGACCGCAATGCTGCGTCTTACTTGGGTGGCGGTTCCACAAACGTTTGGTATCGTTGGGGCTATGCAATGCACCCAATGGGCTACGACTGGAATGGTGCAACTACTGCTTTCGCTTCCGACGCAAACTTCGGCGCTGCTGCTTCGTATGCTCGTAAAATGGACGCACTGAACTTGGGCATCCTGCCTATCTTCCACGCTTAATTTAAATAGGAGAGTGAACTAATGGCACTTGTACTCAATACAAACAGCTACGTTTCGATAGCAGACGCTGATACATACTT